TTACTTAGGAAGGTATTGAAAAATCCGTAGGTATTTGGAAAAATTCTGCTCCTCTTTCTGGAACAAAATCATGAATTGGAAGAAGATCCATACCTCCTATTTTTAAATATCTTGGGTTTTGAGCACCTTCTTCTATACCCCATCCCCCATTTTCTATTAAACCATCTATTTTAAATCCTTTTATAGCACAAGGTAAAGATTGAATATAATCTCCAATAGTTATTCTTACTATATTTCCTCTCATATATCCTAAATTACTATAATCAGGAGCACACATCCCCGCTAAAGCATTTAACTTTTTATAAACTGAAGGAAGTTCTTCAGGTCTTGCAGCATATATAGAAAATCCTAAACTAATACTTCTATTAAATCCTTTATATTGATAAAAATTTTCTGCTCGGCCTGTATACTTTACATTTTGCCACTCCGCATCAAAACCATCTGATAAACTATCTAAATAAGCTCTAAAATAGATATACTCTGAACTCCCAGCTGCATCATTGTTTAATGCTTCAAAGAAAAATTTAATAAGTTGTTGACTTGCAATATTATCTTGGGGAGAGTTAGTAATTGGAGAAGTAGTAACTTCATCTTTAATTTTATAAGTTCTATAAGAAGGGAATTTATTAACTTTTTCTCCTGAAATTTTGTCAGTGCGATTGTCAAAAATATTAGGAAGGTTAGAATTCCTTGAGCCCGTTGGTTTTCTTAAACTCTCACTAACATTAGTTACACCAATTAAACTTCCTGGGTTTCTCTGATTATCTATTGAATTAATCCCCGTTTGATTGTCAGTAAGACCTTGTTTAATAGAAGCTCCTAAACTTCCTGTAAAGTTAAGAGCTCCTGCATTTTTAGGACTAGTTATGTTTGAGTTAATTGCTAAACTCTGACTAACATTAGTTACACCAATTAAACTTCCTGGGTTTCTCTGGTTGTCTCTGGAGTTAATTCCTGTTTGGCGATCAGTAAGACCTTGATCTTTAGAAGCTCCTAAACTTCCTGTAAAGTTAAGAGCTCCTGCATTTTCAGGAATGATTGGGTTCGAATTGATTGCTAAACTCTCACTAACATTGGTTACACCAATTAAGTTCCCCGGTCTTCTTTGATTGTCTACTGAATTAACTCCTGTTTGGCGATCAGTAAGACCTTGATCTTTAGAAGCTCCTAAACTTCCTGTAAAGTTAAGAGCTCCTGCATTTCTAAGGCCTGTTTGATATGTTTTAAGATCTAAATCTTTAGTATTAGTACTCAAAGTACTATTATCATCTAAAGGACCATAAGGTTTTAACTGTCCTCCTTCTTTGTTTATTCCCGTAAATTTTCCAATTTCTTCTCTAGAGGGATCAGGAATAAGTTCTCCGTTAATTTCAGTATAAGTAAAATATGCTGCTGTTGCTCCCGTAAGTCTTAAACCATTTTCATCTATTCTAAGTCCCCCTCTTCCAAAAAATGGTCCTCTACCTACTTGGTAGGTACTTAAAGGTACCCCATTAGGTAAATTTTGTTCACTAATCGTTTTATCATAAATTTTAATATCTGTAGATCCTAAACCACTAGCTCCTCCGGGATAACTGAAAAGAGTAGTAGGTGAAGTATCATTAATGTGATATGCTTCAAAAGCAGCGTTACCTTCCGAAGTAAGAGGAGATAAATCCTGTATTTTTCTTTTATATAATAAAACTAATCTATTAGCATCAGAATTGTTTGAGTTAGGACCACCTAAATTTTTTACTGATGTAAAGTACTTTACCCTATCATCAAATATAGGTAATAATCCTTGTTTTTCTGTGTGTAATCCTGTTACACCTCCACCTATTTGAAGTAAGGTATTTAAGGGGTTATATAAACCCTTACTAGGAGTTCTCCTATTAGGTTGTCCCTGAACTATAGGATTTTGGCGAGATAATAATTCTTGTTTAACTATAAATGCTGCACCTTGAAAACTTTTTGTATCTGTTAAAAAACTTACTAAACGAGAACTATCAGTTAAAGATCTTTCTAAGGATCCATTATGTAGTAAAAAATCAGCAGAAGCAGGAAAGAGTTCTTCCGGTATAGATTTTTGGATGTAGGGTTGATTGCTACTACCCCCATTAAATCTATCTCTCCCAAACTTAAGGGATTTTAAGTCAGTTTGTAAGTCTAAAAGAGGCATTAAACTCTTCCTCCTTGGTTTTCTGGTGCTGTGTCAGAATATTTAGTAGGGGTTTGACCCTCTAAATCTAAATTAGATCCTTTAAAAAAGGTTTGGGCGTTGTTACCACCTGCCGTTGTTGTAGAGGTGGGTTTAGCTCCATTAAATCCAAAAGAAGTATTTCCAGCTGTTAATTTATCTAAAAGTCCCATTTTTTTTTTGTTTTTAAGTTAATATAATATGGTTATAAATATCGATTATTGAAGTCTTGATGTTCCCATTGAAAAAGCAGTTCCTGCTTTAGTGCTATCTATATTAACAGCACCTTCTTTATTTAAAATTTGAGATAAAAGCACTTTTACTTCTTGCAATTCAGCAACTATAGCTTGATTTCCTTCTTCTTCACCCCCACCTCCTAATGCCCCTGCAATAGAACCTACAGCATCTGTAACACCTTGAATTGCAGATGTTCCTAATCCCAATACAACTCCTCCTAAACCAGGATTCATTACATCCGATAATTTTTCAGTATCTACTCCTGCAAGAGCTGTTTGTAAATTTCCTAAAGCTATTGACATATTAGATAAAGCGTTTGAAGCTAAGTCAATTCCTGGTGCGTTTTCTGCTAATCCATCAAGTATGCCAAATGGGTTACCTCCCGTGAGTACTGAGAATATTGCTGCTGTAAGAGCAAATGCTCCTATTCCTAAAGCTAATGCAGGTAATACTTCCGCTAATCCTAATAAATTACTATAATCTATACTGCCTAAAGTAGTTATAGCATCACTAAACATAGACATAGATGGGGCCGCTGCCATTAATACTGCTGTAAGAGGAGTTAAAGCCATACTTAAAGCAAATGACCCACCTATTATAAGTGGAAAGGCAGTACCTGCTATTGCAAACGCAGCTGTAAGAGCAGCTATTCCTATTCCAAATTGAAAGAATAAAGAGGTATCAATTCCTTTTAATGAGTCTCCTAATTGTGTAATTGCAGGACCTATAAGAGGTAATGTGGATGACCCGATTAATAATCCAGGAGCTGCTAGTGATAAAGCACCACCTAATATTCCTAACCCAAATGCTAATGATGGGAGAGCAACAGCTAATGCTAATAAATTAGCAATTGGGATTTGTGTTGCTAAATCAATTAATCCTTGTGTTATGGCAGGCATTACTGTAACTACAGCATCCGCAATTGACATTATTGTAGTAGCAATTACTGTGCCTATGGCTTCAATTGAGGGGACAGTCATTCCTAATGCAGTTGAAAAAGACATTAACGCTAATCCAAATCCTCCTAATATTGCTAACCCAGGGGATGCTAGTAAAAGTGCTCCTCCTAATAGTGTTAATCCAGCAGCAAACGGGATAAATGAAAGACCTATTTGCAAAAATGAAGAGGTATCTATTCCTTTTAACGCCTCTCCTAATTGCATGATTGCAGGGGCAATAAGGGGTAAAGTGAATGAACCTATTACTAATCCTGGAGCAGCTAGTAAAAGTGCTCCTCCTAATAGTGTTAATCCAGCAGCAAATGGGATAACTGAGAACCCTAATTGGGAAAATAAAGATATGTCGATTTCTTTTAAGGTGTCTCCTAATTGCATGATTGCGGGGGCAATAAGAGGTAATGTGAATGAACCCATTACTAATCCTGGGGCAGCTAGTAATAAGGCACCACCTAATATTCCTAACCCAGCAGCAAAGGGAATAACTGAGAGCCCTAATTGGGAAAATGAAGAGGTATCTATTCCTTTTAAAGCCTCTCCTAATTGTATGATTGCAGGGGCAATAAGGGGTAATGTAAATGAACCTATTACTAATCCGGGGGCAGCTAGTAAAAACGCTCCTCCTAATAGCCCTAATCCATAAGCGAATGGGATCATTGAAAGACCTAAAACGGCTAAAGCAGGTGCTATCATATATAAACCTAAAGCTATTGTGGGGTCTGCTAAAGAAATTAATTCTCCAACAACTGTTGAAATTAAATCTCCTATTCCACCAAATATTGTTACTATACCTTCAGCAACGGCTGAAATAATTGGGGGGAGGGCATTAAATACGCCAATGAATATAGCACCAAATGCCTCTACTAGTGGAGTTAAAAGTCGTAATGACAAAGCAAATGGGATCATGGCAGCTCCGAGGGATAATAAAAGTAATGGCGCTAAAAACGCTACTCCACTAGAGGCTACTGCTCCTAAAGCTGCTAAACCTGATCCTATACCAATAAGACCTGCGGATATTCCAGCACCTACTCCAGGAATAGCTATAAATGCTAAAAAGGGTATTGCAGCTGTTGCAATTAAAGCAGCAGGAGCAAATAAAGCTAAAGCTAAAACTCCTTTTAATACGGGACCTGTACCCATAGATCTTAAACCTCCTGCTAGGTTTTTAAAGAAACTTCTAATACCTTTACCAGGTGCTCCCGCAAGTGATTTTGATGTTTTAGCAGCTGCACCTGTAGTTGTAGATAACCCATCAGTCATCCCTTTAATTCCTTTTGTTGCTAGGTTTGATACTATTTTAGCAGAATCTCTAAATCCTGCAGCAAGATCTTTTGCTCCATTTACTAATTTAGGAAGAAGAGCAAAAGCCATAACACCAAAAGTAGCAATTAACCCCCCAGTATTTCCTGTAATCATAGCTATACCATCTGCGATTACTGCTAAAGTGGGGGCAAGGGCTGCTGTGATTTTTTCTATTGATTTTTGTATAGAATCTTGGGCACCTAAACGTTTAGCTGTTTCTATATTAATACCTGCAGCTTTAGCAGCTTGTTCATCTGTTAGATTATTTTCTTTTTGCCTTAAGAAAATCATTTTAGCTACTTCATCCTTAGACATGCCTAAAGATTTAGCTATTGCATCTTGTTGTATTCTATTACCTGAGCTAAATGCTGATAGGATTTCTTGGTTATCTCCTATTTCTTTAGTTAAAGCAGCAATGTCATTATTTAATGCTGCCTGTCTAGCTCCTTCTAAGTTAATTTCTTTTCCAGTAAGTAATTCAGCTTGTAATTCATTTGCTATAGAGGTTTCAAAATCAAGTAAAGTATCTGCTATCTTTTCGGCTGAGGCTAAATTAAGTCCTAATCTTTGAGCTCCTGCTGCGGCTTCCGCTAATTCATCTGAACTTCCTCCTAAACTTAATGCTAATGTGTTTGAGGCATTTCCAACATCTTCTAATACTGCCCCAACATTTACAGCAGCACGATTTTGTATATTAAAACCTTTAACAGTATTAAATACACTTTCATCTACTCCCTTTAGAGTTCCACCAAAAGCTTCAGCTCTTAAAGCTAAATTAGCAGCAGATTTTTCAGAAACTCCTAATAAATTAGTTAATTCAGAAGCTGCTGTTATAGTAGAAGCACTAAAAGCAGCATTTACATTAATTCCAATTTCTTTAGATAAAGAACCTATAGTTTTAGCAGCATCTATAGTTGAAGTCATAGAAGTTGAAAAAACTTCCATATTACTAGCGCTTTGACCTGTAAGATTTCTTACTTCTGTATTAGCTTTTTCAAACTCGCCAAAAGATTTAACAATACCTCCAATTATTACTGAGGGATCCGTTAAAGTATTACCTAATTGGCCGAAAGCACTTTTAATTCCTACACCTAATACTGATAATCTGCTAGCTCGTGAATTTACAGTTGCCATTTCATCAGCAAATTCTTCCATATCTGCTGATACTTGATCTAAACCAAAAGCTTCAGCAAATTTACCCCCTATCCCTTTTATTCCTTTAAGAACATTTCCAGCGACCCCTAAAGATTTATTTATATTTTCTCTTCTTTGTAATTCTTTATCTAACTCACCATTAATGTTTTGAATAACACTATACTCATCAAAATAAGCTGCTACTAGTGCTTTTTGTTCTTCAGACATATCAGTAAGAACGCTAAGATTTCCCTGTACTAAATCGTTAATTTGGTCTTGAGTAGCTCCCTCAGCTTGTAATGTAGCTACTTCTTCTGAAAGGAGATTTCCAATATCTGTTTGGTTAACTAATCGTGCTCCTTCTTGTTGAGCAATTGATTGTTGAATTGTTAATTTATTAGATAAATCACCTAATTCTTTATCATTAAGTCTAGATATATCTTCTTGGTTAAGTTTAAGACTTTGAGCAATACCTTCAAATGCTCTAAAGGCTTTTCTAGATTTAGAAATAGCAGTTTCTTGGCCCTTTAGTTCTAAGGTGATTCCCCTTAGTTGTTCATATAAAGATTTTGCATCTTCGGATTGTTGTCCTAAATCAGCCATTTATAAGTGTTTATTTATAAATATTAGAGGGCATCATTTCTTTGATGCCCTCGTATTATAAGAAGTTCCTGCTTGTTTTACTAATTCTGGCGCTTGGACTTTACCAGAGGAATCCATTACTGTTGTAGTATTAGGATTTTGATTTGCCTTTTCTTGAGCTGCTTTTTCATTTTGGTAGTGTTCATTAATTTTGTTAAAAGTAAAATTACGCAACCAAATCGGCATATCATAAACAGTATGCCAATCATAGCCTCCTTTACCATAAAATACAATTTCATGGATTTGCTCAAAAACTCTAGCTCTATATTTTAACGTCAGGCCAAAAAAAGTTGAGACCGATAGGAATGTCAATCTCCTTGACATCACCATCTGGTCTCTCTATTTCGAATGTTAAATTTACATCAGGCTGCGTTAACCTAACGTGTTCTCTAAGTGCACGGGAATCCATAGCTAATAAATAATTATCTACAAATTCTCTAACTGTTTTAGTATCTGCTTCACCGTCAACTGAGGTTATCATATGCTTTAATCTAGTTGATAATTCAGGGCTGGCTTTCTTATTAATTCTTTTTAAGCCTTTTAACTCACTTTCGATTTTTCTATCATCACCATGAGTTAATAACTTATAAGTAATTTCTGTTTTGGAGTTTGGAAGTGTAAAATTAAACTCGTTTATACCCTGTTTTATACCGTCAGTATTAAACTCATCAGTATTAAGCGATGAAAGGTCAACAACATGTTCTTCTTCATCGTAAGTAAAGGTATAATCTTTACCATACCCCAATACACGGGCTGCTATCATAATAGCATTTTTATCACCTGTAATTAGGTCATTATAGTTAATTTTAGATATTATAAGAGCTTTTAATAGCTCATCAATTACAGTACCATTTTTAATGTAATTTTGATTAGTTAAAATATCTTCCTCTCTAGCAGTCATATACTTCATTTCAATTTTTCCTGAAGAAAGGGGATTGTCTTTTGGATATAATAATCCTTTAGAAGGTAAGTCAATTACCTCGGTTGGAAACTTAAATTTAGATTCACTCATTATTGATAACTTTGTTTTGATATAAATATATAAAAAGATAAAAGGAGCGCAGAAGTGCGCTCCTTTCTTTTATTATAGATTAGGGGTTGTATTAGAAATTTAGAACAGCGTAGTCAATACCTAAAGCCATCTGCAATTCAACAGGTGTATTTTCTGTTGACCAGTTAAACTCTGGGAATGTAGCTGTTTTAATATAAGCGCCTTTTAAGACCCATTCGGACACTATATCACCTACAGGACCTAGAACATTAAGGGTTAAATCTTTTTTATAAAAATCAGAATAACCATCTCTACCTGTTACGGATTCATGGTGTAATCTGACCCACTCCATTACTGCTTGAGCTCCAGAAGGAGTTACAGGATCATAAAGATTAAGTGTTACATCACCCCACTTAGATTTACCTTTAATTTTTCTATCTATGTTGATATGATTTAATATTACTTCTCCATTTTCAATAGCAAAACTACTTATTTGCTTAATGATGTAAGAAGGGAATCCATCCATATAAAGGATAAATCTATTAGCCTGTTTAGGTTCATAGGCTGTGTAAAAAATTTCATTTGGGTCTAATACTGCCATTTTCGTTGTTTTTTAATGTTCTATAATAAATATTACGTGTTTATAAATATTCAAATTTTTAACCTATTATTAAGATGGAAATTCTGCTCCTGTAGGGAGGATATTAAAATCTAAAATTATAAATTCTGCTGTTTTAGTGGGTTGAATAAATAATTGTCCAACCATCTGATTACGATCTACAACATCAGGGGTATTATTGGAATCATCCATTACTACCTTAAATGCAAATAGACCTTGTTTTTGCTGTACCGTTTCTAAGTAAGCATTTGCTTGAGCTACAAAACTATTTCGTGTTGCTGTGGTATTTTGTTCAAAGACAAGATTATTAGCGATACCCCCAATAACGTCTTTTAAATTAATTAATAATCTTCTTACGTTTACTCTGTCAAGGGCAGATGCTTGTTTTTGTAGTGTTTTTTGTCCAAATACAGTAACTCCTACATTAGGGAATGTTGCAATTGGGTTAACCCTACCTTCATATAAAGTATCTCTATTAGCTTTTGTAAGTGTTTTTTCGGTTCTTATTACATTATCTAAACCTCCTCTATTAACACCTGCAGGGGCAAACCAAGGTTCTCCTAATTTATCATTTTTAGCATATGCTCCTAATACCATAGTGGATGCTGGAACAAATACTCTTTGTCCTGTTTCAGGATCTTGGGTTTGAACCCAGGGCCAATAAGCGGCAGCATAGCTAGTATTAAATCCATCTGTCCTCCCTGCTACTGCTGTTGCACTATTATTACCATAGTTAGAAGTATCAAATATAACTAAATGGTCACCTCTTTCTTGAGCATTTGTAATAGCAGTATTAATAACGGTTGTTGCATTACCCCCCATTTGAGAAGTAATTCCTGGGAATGCTATAAGATTATAGTTATATAAATCAGTATTACTTAATATAGATAAAGCATCATTATATGCTGTAGCAGGAAGACCCTGAATATTATCTGCTGAAATAGCTTGTTCGTAATAAGCACCACCTCCTACATTTGTAAATCCTAATTGACCTGTTGCTTGAG